TGACTGGCTTAAACGTGATCGCTTTGTATTTGTGGGCTGGTCTGGACTTCTTCTTCTTCCCACTGCTTATCTTGCAATTGGTGGCTGGCTTACGGGCACGACATTTGTTACAAGTTGGTACACCCACGGACTTGCAAGTTCGTACCTTGAAGGTGCTAATTTCCTTACAGCAGCTGTGTCAACGCCTGCTGACTCTATGGGTCATTCTCTTCTTCTACTTTGGGGTCCTGAGGCTCAGGGAGATTTCGTCAGGTGGTGCCAACTTGGAGGGCTTTGGGCCTTTGTTGCTCTCCACGGTGCATTTGCACTTATAGGTTTCATGCTCCGACAGTTTGAAATTAGTCGTCTAGTAGGTATCCGTCCGTACAATGCGATTGCTTTTTCAGGTCCTATTGCCGTATTTGTTAGTGTTTTCCTCATCTACCCTCTCGGACAATCCAGTTGGTTCTTTGCGCCGTCCTTTGGTGTATCGGCGATATTCAGATTTCTGCTGTTCCTCCAAGGGTTTCACAACTGGACACTCAACCCGTTCCATATGATGGGTGTAGCAGGTATCCTGGGTGGTGCATTGCTTTCTGCGATCCATGGTGTTACAGTAGAGAATACTCTCTATCAAGATGGAGAGATGTCTAATACATTCAAGGCATTCGATGGAACTCAAGAAGAGGAAACCTATTCAATGGTTACAGCAAACCGCTACTGGTCTCAGATCTTTGGTATTGCGTTTAGCAATAAGAGGTGGTTGCATTTCTTTATGCTGTTTGTTCCTGTTATGGGTCTTTGGACAAGTTCCATCGGTATTATTGGTCTTGCTCTCAACCTTCGTGCTTATGACTTTGTGTCACAAGAACTCAGAGCAGCAGAAGATCCTGAGTTCGAGACGTTCTACACAAAGAATATCCTACTGAACGAAGGTCTTCGTAACTGGATGGCAACTGTAGACCAACCACACGAAAACTTTGTATTCCCAGAGGAAGTTCTTCCCCGTGGAAATGCACTTTGAGTATTTGGTTGGAACTGTTATACTCTTAATTCTATATTTCATCACGCAGAATCCAGATGACGATGATGATATGGATGGTGGTATGATGATTCCAGCGTATCAAGGAAACTAAACTATGAACAACTTTGAAATCTTCTTTTATTTTCTCTGCTTTGGTATTATTGCAGGTGCATCATTTGCGATGATGTGGGGTAATATTCAGTCCATCAATGAGGACATGAATAAACCAAAACCAAAACCACGTCATCCTGAAGCACCTGATCCTGGAGAAGAGGTGATGTATGTAGATCTTTCTAGGGATAAACTAGAAGACCTTTACAACAAAGACAATGAATGATATACTAAGGACCTACGGGTCCTTTTTTTATGCTGACTATCATAAATCATTTGACAGCATTTTGGACTGTCGTAGTGATGAATTGTATTCAACCAGCCAATTGGCAATACTGTTATCGTATTGATCAATGGTTGTTACCAGATCTTTATCAGGGTGTTCAAATATACCTTGACAAAAAAATGGATTTCTTGTATAAATCAGAACGGGAGTACCTAAAAGATAAATGAAAATTTTCCTAGACACAGCAGACACAGAACTCATTCGCAATTATTTTGAGACTGGACTAGTTGATGGTGTCACAACTAATCCATCATTGATCATGAAGTCAGGACGAGATCCTGAAGAGGTATACCAAGAGATCAAAGATATTGGTGTACAAGATATCAGCATGGAAGTCATGGGTGATGCTCAGACTATGCTGGATGAAGCAATCCGACTGGTTGATAAGTTCGGTAGTGTAAGTACAATCAAACTTCCTATGACCCGTGATGGACTATTGGTATGTAAGGAACTCTCTAAGGAGAAGATCCGTACCAACGTCACATTGATCTTCTGTGCTGCTCAGGCAGTCCTTGCGGCAAAGGCTGGTGCAACTTATGTCTCACCCTTTGTAGGACGACTAGACGACCAGTCAGTGGCAGGTCTGGAGGTTGTACGGTCTATCTCCGAACTTTATCGCATCCATCGTATGGAAACTCAAGTTCTTGCAGCATCCATCCGCAGTGTTCAACGTGCAATTCGTTCCTGGTATAATGGTGCTGAGATTTGCACAATGCCACCTAAAGTATTTGATGGAATGTATGATCACATTCTGACTGATGCTGGTCTTGAGATCTTCGATCGTGATGCTGCTAAGATTGTTAAAGGATGACACAATTAATTAAACCTACAGACCCACAATACTTCTCACAGACTTCCGATGGTCCATATGATCGTCACGTCTATAAGTTGAATGTTCCTGGACATAAGTCTGTCATTATTGAAGACTATGATATTCTTAGAGCAGTATGGTTTGAGCAGTGTAGAAACTTCAAAGGTTGTACGGTAGAAGTATTAGATGCAACAAAGAAATCTAATAAAGGATTTGGATGACATAAATAAAAACATGAGAGTTGAAACACTCTATATGCAAAGTCAAAAACATTTTTAATACTCTCTGGGTAGTCCCGTTACGGGTCTGCCCTTTTTTTGTCCTTTATTCGTATCGTATGGAACTTTACGCATCTCCTCAAGGATATCTTTACAACTTGCACACCGTAAACCGAAAGGAAGCTAGGAAAATGTGGAGAAGAAGAATCAAAGAGCAATGGGACAATCAATGTGCTTATTGCGGTTCAACTGAAAACCTAACTATCGATCATGTAATTCCAAAGTCAAAAGGAGGAACTAATTTTACACAAAACGTTGTTTGCTCTTGTCTATCCTGTAACGGATCTAAAGCAAATACCGAATGGAAAGAATGGTATTTAAATCAAGACTTTTTCCAAGAAGCAAACAAACGTAAAATTCAGGACTGGATAGGACATCAAGAAGACGGTAAAGTCAAGTTGTATCGTTACAAACCTCGGAGAAATTTTATCCCAGGAGCTGCATAATCCTATATAAAAATTGAATATGTAACCAAGAGTCTATAACCTAGGCTCTTTTTTATTGCATATTAAAAATTATCTGGTATAATTATACTGTTTGGAGAAATTCTATGTACACAATCTATTCAAAGTACGGTTGTCCTTATTGCGACAAAATTAAAAACATCATGCAACTCGCAGAGCTGAAGCATGTTGTCTATGAACTCGGTGTTGACTATACTAGAGAGGAGTTTTATACAGAGTTTGGAAACGGATCCACATTCCCACAAGTAATTCTTAATGCTGGTGCGGATGATTCAGTCAAACTTGGTGGATGTACTGATACAGTTACATATCTGAAGGAGCAGAAAGTGATCTGATGAAACAAAAACTAGCAGAAGTCTATAACCTTATTGAGGGTGCTGTAGATGATGCGTTTTTGAAACAGAACTTAAATCTAAAGTTGTATGAATATCTAAAGCAGAACAACTTTACCAAGGATGATCTGGGTGAGATACTACATAGTCCTAGTGTTATTAATATTTCATCCACAAGTTCTGACCTAGCAGATTATATTGAAGGTGGTTCTGATGATGCCCACAAACAATTGCGTGAAGCATATGGGTATCTATCAAAACCACTTGCAAGAAAAGTGAAAATATACCTTGACGGAATGGTTGATGATGTGATAAGGTACAGAAATGACAAAGGCAAAAGGATCAAAAAGAGATCTAAATAAGACAGATATCCGCGTTGACCGTGGATTGGAACTTATGTTAGAATCAGGGAGGGAGATCGTAAAACCAGAAGAAAAGTCATTTGAATTTAAAATTAAGTTGTTTAAATTTGAATTGACTTTCGAGATTAAGAAACGTTCTCAGGGAGAAGATCCATGCAAACAGCAATAGTAGCTATCAGTATAGTGCTAGGTATATGTGTGCTAGCACTAGGTTTAATTATTGGATTCTTAGTGAAAGAGAACTTGTATTCTTATAAAGGATACACTCACCCAGAGATGTTTGACCAAAATGGAAACATCTTACCAGATGAAATTTTAGCAGTACGATTTGAAAACAGTTATGACGACTACTACGAAACGGAAGACGACGAAGAGTAAACCTATTCCTGATCTTCCCACAAATGCATTTATGCATGAGATTCTTGAATTGGCTTCAAAGCAGAGGAGCAATGCAAAGAAGGTAGAAGTTCTCCAGAAGAACGACTGCCTTCCATTGAAGACTATTCTCATTTGGAATTTTGATGAAACTGTCCGTTCATTACTTCCTGAAGGAGAAGTTCCTTATGGCAATCTTAAGGAAGAAGTGACAGCATCTGGTAATCTTTCTGATAAAATTAGAGCATCAGGTCAGTCTAATAATTCTATTGCTGAAGAATCACAGAGAGCAAAGAAGACATCTATTAGAAAAGAAGCAGAGAAGTTTTATAACTTTGTTCAAGGTGGAAATCCCTCACTATCTTCTATCCGAAGAGAAGTGATGTTCATCAATATTCTTGAGGGTCTACATCCCGAAGAGGCAGAGATTTTAGTTTTGGTTAAGGATAAGAAACTATCTACCAAGTATAAGATTTCTCTTGAAAATGTAAAAGAAGCATATCCTGATATTCAATGGGGAGGACGTAGTTGAAATTCGTTATTATTCATGAGGACTGTGATCCCAAACTAGCAGATGACAAATCTCTACCAACTAACTCATACTTGGTGGAGTATGTCCTCGATAAAACAATCCATTACGATATTGTAATGGCAAATAAAAAGGTAGATATTTTTGACCATTATTATGACTTCTATCGTCATGACTTTCTAACTTTCAATCAAACTGAAGGAAGGATTAGTCCTAAACTATATGGTTACAAAGCACCATCAGACAAGAAAAAGAAATGAGTAAAGGATTCGGTGGCTTCACGAACAACGACGTTGATGATTCCAAAGATGGAAAAGCAAAGATCACGATTGATCAACGTGAAGTCGATAAACTTATGAAAGAATATAAGGGCATCAAAAAGTATATGAGATCTGCATTATTTGAAGTCAAGAAACTTGATGGGACTGAGACATACATCAGTTCACTTATTGAGGAAGCAAAGAATATCGATCTCTAAATAAACACGTGTCTTGACAAGTCGTCAAGATGCGTATATAATCCTGAAATATGAATGACCTTATTATGGATTACAAACCTTATAGTCCAGAGTGGCACAGGTATAGGTATTTAAAGGAAGCAATCGATAAGTACCTAGATGACTACGTTGACAACGAGATAATTGTTAATGACATTCTGGACATCGTATGTGTCCGTCAAGAACGAGCACATGCAGAGTATCACAAATTGGAAGACCTTGAGTTAAAACTGCGGGACTGATATGCTATCAACTCAATACAGGCTAAGACTAGAGTCTATTTGTAGATGCATTGCAAATAAAGAACAAGTGCCTCTGGAAGATATGATCTGGGCAGAGAAACTTGCCAAGAGACATACAACTGCCAGGGACTGGTTGAACAAAGCACGTCGTCATGCTGCCCAAAACATTGAAGAGGGTAGCATGGATGATTTTATGAATAAGATGGGACTAGGAGATCCCGACCCATCTAATTATAAAACGGGATTCGATGGTGCAGATGATATTAATGATTGGTTCAAACAAGACAAACCTGATGATTGGAGGCAACGTGACTAAACTGAACCTGACTAAATTTGGTAATGCTTTTGTTAACAGTGTTATCGTGTTCTTTATGATAGGATCAGTCAGTGCTGTTTTGGCAGTATTCGTTCATTCTGTACTGTTTATGCCAGCATGGACATCTTTCGTATTGGGATCGTTTGCTCTACTTTTTATAACAATGCTTGCTTTAGAATATAGTAAGGAGAAGAACGATGACCAGAACTAATCGCAATCTACCTTATGATGGATCTCCTATGAGGAAGATTCGTAGTAAGAATGAAAAGTCTCAACTTGAAGACATTCTTAATAATCCCGAACTCAAAGATTTACCTGTTAGTAAAGTAAATCGAATGATGTCTCGTCGTGGTGAAAGTGGTAGACTACCTGATGCATGGGATGACCTTACAGTTTCTGCTTATTATGAAATGGATTGGAGGCAACATGACTGACGATATTATTGTTAATATGGATGGTGGTGTCGGTGGATCATGGAAGGTCAATAAGATTACACCTGAGACCTACGAAAAAATGAATGAAGAGTTTGAGGAGGAAGGTCTTGCTTTCCGAATCATCGTCCCTACTCAAGAAGAAATTGATGACTGGCAGCAAAGAAACTAAATTGAATATTGCTAAGAACTTGGCAGAAAAGATTGCTGAACTTTTAGATGCAGAGGTTCAGTATTCTTATTTGCTTGATCACAAAGGTGTAGAGCAGAGAAAAATTTCAATCACTTACAAAGAAGATGGCAGCAGTAATCTACAGTAACGGAAGTCAAGAGTGCGAAAGAATGGCAGCACTTTTAAAATCTTTAGGTGGTGAGTTTCTGGAATACAGATTGGACAAACACTTTTCTCAAAGATCATTTGAGCAAGAGTTTGGAGAAGAAGCTACCTACCCTCAAGTTTCTATTGGATACAAGCACATTGGTAATATGAATGAGACACTCAAGTACATGAGACGTAACGAACTCATTCATTAAGATATAATAAAACTGTATCACAAATTACAAAAGAACTTGACTATATAGTCTGTTCGGTCTATAATGACCATACGTTCATCCATATGTTAGCACTCCTGCTGGCATTCACCCTTGCCCATCATGATGACGGCAATCCTTACGGATGGCACATGTCGTGTGAAAGGTTCCTCCAAAGACGAGCAGAGATCCAAGCAGATCCACACTTAGACCTACGGTCGAAGTTGAATGTAATTGGGTATCTCAAGACAAAGGTGGAAGGTGAATGCACTGGATTGTATACATAGGACGCAAGTAAGTCGCGGAACGGAGCGTTCATCCCATGGTAGAATTACTTCTCTATTCAACGCTCGCATGTCAGGACGCTGATGCTATAATCTTTCGGATTAAAAAGCATCAGACGTTGGATGCCGAGTGGAAATTAGAACTGGTAGAGACCATCAAGGATTCTGTACCACAATGTGAGTATTACTGGGACGCAAACGACTGAAGGAACGGGAAAAAAACGGATCCTCTTCGGAGAGAAGGTTAATTTCACCCTAGTATTTCAGGAGTAAGACAAATGAACACACTCAATCTAATCAAGAAGCAAATCGAGAAGGCATCTGCACTTCACGATGCTCAGATTGCTAACACTGCATATCGTGGTGTCAAGTACGAGTGCAAGCAGACTGGTGAGGAAACTCACGGTGAGTTCTGCTATCGTGGTCGCACATACGTTAAGTGAGGCAATCATGGAAGCACTACAAGTAGTCGGGATCCTATCTCTAAGTTGTGTTGCTGCTATGTCATTGCTTTATGGTGAACTAATCCTATTACAAAAAGGTTAGGTAAATGCTGAAGATCAGATTTCAATATGATCTTCCAGAATACGATCCATCGAAGCACGATCCAGATAAAGTCTTCGGATTTTTAACTTATCGTGGTATACATTATGCCAAATGGATAGATTTAAAATCACGAACTGACAAAATCTGGAAGTACAAAAAGTGAGGACCTGCTTGACAGGTCCTTTTTTTATGGGTATAATTAGTATAGTAAATTTTGTGCTATGGAAAAGGACAATTTGAAACTGATAGTAAGACACTTAGAGTTGCTTGTCGAATCTCTCAAGTCTGAAGTTTACTCAGATGTCAATGCATATCAAACGAAGCAGGAGAACTTTGATGACCCTGCATCTTACTATGCACCAGTCTCAGATTATGATGAGATTTTCAACGATGATGATGGATATCCAGACTGATGTATGAAGAACTTAACTGCTTTGAAGAAGCACTGAAACATTTTGGTACAAGAGTTGAAGTCATCACTGCCATGGAGATGTCGAGAAGGATCTCTCCCGAGGATGCTTATCAGATGATTAAGGATGAGCTGAAAGAAGTTAAAAAATGTCGTAAGCAATTTAAAAAAGATGAATGTTAAACTGATCTCTGTTACACCTGATGCAGAGAAGAATATTGCATATTGTGCCCGTGTAAGCAATCCAAACAATCAGGAGAACGAAAAGATTGCTGGACTACTCAAGTATTGTATCAATCACAAGCACTGGAGTATCTTTGAGATGGCATTCATGACTCTGGAAATCAATACCACCAGAGGTCTGGCAGCTCAAATTTTGCGCCACCGTTCATTTACATATCAAGAGTTTTCCCAACGGTATGCAGATTCATCTCTGCTTGCTGATCAGATTCCTATGTTTGATCTACGTCGTCAAGATACAAAGAATCGTCAAAACTCTATTGATGACATTGATGACTTCACCAAGCAAGAACTAGAAATCGTTATTCAACGACACTTTGAATCTGCTATGGACATCTATAAGCAGATGCTTGATCTAGGAATTGCAAAGGAGTGTGCCCGATTTGTGCTTCCACTAGCAACACCAACAAAAATTTACATGTCGGGCTCAGTGCGTTCATGGATTCATTATATCGATTTGCGTTCTGCTAATGGTACACAGAAGGAGCACATGGATATTGCTAATGAATGTAAGTGTATCTTTGCTGGTCAGTTCCCAGTGATTGCTGAAGCACTTGGATGGACGGAGCATAATAAATAAAACATACACTAGGTCTTCAGATGAAAGTAATACCAAAGGTTGAGTATTCTACCGTTGCTAAACTTATTGATGATGGTCACGTCGTTGCCATTTATCAAGGTGCTGATGAAGGAGGACCACGTGCTCTAGGAAATAGATCATTTCTATTCAACCCACGTATTTACGAAATGTGGGGGCACGTAAACATCCTCAAGAAGAGAGAATGGTATAGACCTGTTGCTGGATCTATTTTGTTAGAAGATTTTTCCGAATGGTTTGATAATGGAGCCATAAAGGAAACTCCTTTCATGACTTATGCAATTGATGTAAGACCAGAACAGGCAAAGAAGATTCCAGCAATCATCCATAAAAATAAAACATGTAGAATTCAAACAGTACGTGAAGAAGACAATTCACATTACTATAATTTGATCAAAGCATACAAGGATCTGACTGGAGTTCCTATCGTTGGGAACACATCTTTTAATCTTGCAGGTGAACCAATTGTCCACACTTTAAAACAGGCATTGTCTACATTAGAAAGATCATTTTTTGAATATCTTTATCTTCCAGAAAAAGCAACCCTAATTTACGCAAAGAACGAGGTATCATAAATGTATATTCTAGGAGTTAATATATCTCATGAACCATCTGCATGTCTTCTGAAAGATGGTGAGATTGTATATTTTTCTGAAGATGATCGACTGACTGGTGTCAAAAGACCTGATGGTGAATTTACAGAACTATTTGATCTCTATGATCGTACTGGACAATATACTGAGATTTTTCATCATACAGATGCCATAAAGAAATATACAAAATGGATTGATTATATTGTTTTTGCCTCTTATGGTAGAAACGAAATTGATGAAGATGAAATTATTAAGTCAAATATTCTTAAAGCAATTCAGAAAGAAGGTATTTCTTTCAATACCTCTATGATGTTTGCTGATAATCATCACATCTATCATGCTGCAAATGCATTCTTTGCATCTGGATTTGATGATGCTGCCGCACTAGTTTTGGATGGTGGTGGTGCTTATGATATGGAGTATAGAAAAGAAGAAACACATAAGCATAGTAAGTATCCTTTCAGAGAAATTGAAAGTATCTTTGATTGTTCTTATGATAATCTTTTCTCTACAAAATTTAAGCATTGTTCTATGCTAGATGAAGAGGAAGATGAAGATCCTGATGATGAAAGAAAAATATTTTGGAAGAGAAGTAAGAACGAAATTTATTCTCGAACAAAAAGCTGTGGAGATCTATTCAATATAATGTGTGCTGTTTTTGAACTTGGTGGTTCAAATGAAGCAGGTAAATTAATGGGTCTATCTGGACACAGACTTGCATCAGATTCATATAAGCAGAACTACCATATTCTGAGAAACTATGAGAAGGATAAATTTCTTCTTGTATGTGACTGGTTTTATCAGAGAGAAGGTGTTTGGATGACAATTGAAAACATCCAATCAGCAATGGAAAACTTCCTAGAAGATAATAATATTAAAACCGAATTTGAATTACCAGATCTAGATACCTATATCTGTGCATCTCTTGCACATAAACTACAGGAAGAAACCTACAATCATACCTGCAGATTAATTCAAAAGACGATTGATATAACTGGTAAGAATAAGATCGTATTGTCTGGTGGATATTTCTTGAATTGTGTCAACAACTATAAATACACAAAGGCATTTCCAGAAGTAGAATTTTTTGTTGATCCTATTCCTCATGATGCTGGAACTGCAATTGGTGCAGCAAAATATCTATGGTATGGATTGTCAAAGAGTAAAGAGAAATTCCCATTTAAGCATGTTTATTTTGGACCTAGCGTATGAAGATTAGATATGATGTTACTTATGATGATGTCGTTGAACTGATTTTAGATAAAAAGATAGGAGCAATACATCAAGGTAGATCAGAAGTTGGACCTAGGGCATTGGGCAATAGGTCCATTTTGTTTGATCCAAGAATTCCTAACGGAAAGGATATAGTCAATACTGTAAAAAAGAGAGAGAGTTTTAGACCATTTGCTGGTTCTGTCCTGGAAGAACATGCTGATAGATGGTTTGATATGATTGGTCTAAAGAGTTCTCCTTATATGACATTCAATCTTAGAGTGAAAGAAACTATGCAGGAATATATTCCTGCTATCACTCATGTCGATGGAACTTGTAGAATACAAACAGTCAACAAAGAAGAAAATTTTCACTACTATAATCTAATTAAAACTTTCTATATCAATACAAAGGTTCCAATCTTACTAAACACATCATTTAATCTTGCTGGTGATCCGATAGTTGAAACTGTAAAGCAAGCAATGGCATCTCTGAAAAAATCAGATCTATATTATGTTTACTTCCCTGATGTTGATATGTTGGTAGTCAAATGAAAAACTATAATGTAGTATCTTTCTCAATTAGTGGTCATGAAGCAGGTGTCACCATGATTCGTAATGGTGAAGTTCATGAAATTATATTAGAAGAAAGACTCTCTGGTAAGAAGCATGACAATTCACTTCTTTGTGTTTTCGATCCTGTTATAAAATTTCATGAACAACATGGTATCGATGAGTTTGTCATTACTAATGGCACTGATGATGATATTGGAGATATTCAAGAGATCTTAAAGAAATTCAAACTGGATAACATTACAACAACCATTGAGGTTGATGAGCATCATCTTTATCATGCTGCCTCTGGTTTTTATGCATCGGGATTTGATGAAGCTGCTGTCATTGTGATTGATGGTTGGGGTGCTGACTATAGAATTGATGCTCTCATGGAATTAGCAGAGATTGAACTCTCCGATGAAGATAAAGAGAATGCTCAGAAGTGGAGTGACATCATGTTCTTGGAGAGCACTTCACTATACTATGCAAAGTATCCAAATGATTTTGGATTGCTCTATAAAAATCTGATCGTTCCCGCACCATCACCAAGAGGATTTATTGAAGTCAATTTCCCAAATAATTTCTTTGAGATGTTGACAGATAATGATCTTATCGATGTCAATTCTTGTTATGATATTGGTGTGATGTATGGAACTGTCACGTATCACCTTGGATGGATTAGGGATGAGTGTGGAAAGACAATGGGTCTTGCTGCATATGGTAAACATAATGATGAGTTACCATCATTCATTCTTGATAATGGAATGGCAAATATGAATGTGTTCTATAGTAATAGATTATTCAACACAACCAACTTCCCTCAACTTAGGCATCATGACGACTTCCAAAAGAAAGCAGATCTTGCATGGGAAATTCAAGATTGTATGGAGAAAGTTTTAGTCATGAGAGTTCAGCAAATTCTTGAACTAAGACCAGATACGAAGAACATTGTATTCTCTGGGGGTTGTGCATTGAACATTTGTGCAAACTCAGTCATCCAAGAACAATTTCCTGACATTAATTTCTTTATTGATCCTATTGCAGGTGATGCTTGCCAGTCTCTTGGTGCAGCAAAGTTATTTTATTATGAAGCAACAAAATCTACAGAGAAACATCCATTTAAAAACGTTTATCTTGGAGTTAAGCAACCATCTAAGAGTCTTTTGAAAAGACAGATTGAATATGAGGTTGCAAAAATGAATGTGGTGGGTTATAATTGATCTGTATTTGAGAAAATAACATGAAAAGAGCGTTAATTACTGGTGGTGCAGGATTCATTGCTCACCACCTTATTTCACAGATTCTGAAGAACACAGACTGGGAAGTAGTTACGCTAGATCGTCTAGACTTCAGTGGAAATCTTAATCGTCTTCAAGACGTTCTTAAAGATTTTTCTGCTGAGGATCGTTCTCGGGTAAGGGTTGTATTCCATGATCTAAAAGCAGCAGTGAACCCACTGATTGCTGCAGACATTGGTAAGGTTGACTACATCCTTCACCTTGCTGCTGGTTCTCATGTTGATCGCAGCATCGAATATCCCATGGAATTCGTCATGGATAACGTTGTAGCAACCTGCAACATCCTTGACTATGCCCGTGGTCTAGATCATCTAGAACGGTTTATTTACTTCGGTACTGATGAAGTCTTTGGTCCTGCACCAGACGGCATTTTGTATGAGGAGAATGATCGTTACAATTCTACTAACCCATACAGTGCAACAAAGGCAGGTGGTGAAGAACTAGCAGTTGCATTCCATAATACTTATGGTGTTCCTGTCTACATCACTCACACGATGAATGTCTTTGGGCAACGTCAGCACCCAGAGAAGTACATTCCAATGTGTATTAAACGTGTGCGGGATGGTGAAACAATTACCATTCACAGTGATCCAACTAAAAAAATTCCTGGTTCACGACATTACATCCATGCTGAAGATGTTGCTGATGCACTTCTGTTCCTACTCGGTAAGGACGTAGAATCTTATACTTGGGGTGGTGCAAGGTGTCCTAAATTCAATATCGTTGGTGCTGAGGAACTGAACAATCTTCAACTTGCACAGTTGATTGCTGATGCTCAAGGCAAGGAACTTAAGTATGAGATGGTTGACTTCCACTCTGCACGTCCTGGACATGATCTACGTTATGCATTGTCTGGTGAGAAGATGCGAGTAATGGGATGGCAACCCAAAGACATCCGTGATCGTGTCAAAGAAGTTGTTGAATGGACACTCGCAAATGAACGTTGGATTAAGATCTAAATAAACTACACTCGGTGATAACTATGGCAACATACCCTGTAAAACATAAGGAGACTGGTGAAACTAAAGAAGTGAAGATGAGTATTCACGATTGGGATCAGTGGAAGATTGATAACCCAGAGTGGGAACGATACTTTACACCTGAAAATTCACCAGGATTGGGACTTGAACCAGTTGGTGAGTGGAAAGACAAACTCGTAAAATCCAAACCAGGATGGAATGAAGTTCTTGAACGAGCATCAAAACAACCTGGAGCAAACAACTTAAAGATCTGATATGGCTAGAAGGAAAAGAAACAACGACAACGTTGGTATTAATTCAGAGTATCAACGTCAGGCACTTAAGGGTAAGAAACCAATCAATAGTGATCACCTTTTACCTATTGAACCACTTACTGAAAATCAGAAGAAGTTGTTCAGTGCATATGAGGAAGGCAAACACATTGTTGCTTATGGAACTGCTGGCACAGGTAAAACTTTTATCACCTTGTATCATGCAATCAAAGAAGTTCTAGATCAATTTACACCATACGAAAAGGTGTATGTAATTAGATCTCTAGTAGCAACCCGTGAGATTGGTTTTCTACCTGGAGACCATGACGATAAGTCCAATCTCTATCAGATTCCATATAAGAACATGGTCAAGTACATGTTCCAGATGCCTTCTGATGCTGAGTTTGAAATGCTCTATGGCAATCTAAAGACTCAAGGAACAGTTAGTTTCTGGAGCACATCATTCATCCGAGGCACTACATTTGATAATGCCATTCTTCTTATTGACGAATTCCAAAACTTGAACTATCATGAACTTGATAGTATTATCACACGGGTTGGAGACAACTGTAAGATTATGTTCTGCGGAGATGCTTCTCAAAGTGATCTAGTAAAGACTAACGAGAAGAATGGTATCGTTGACTTTATGAAAATTCTAGAGCAAATGCCATCAGTTGATATTGTTGAGTTTGATGCTGATGATATCGTAAGATCTGGTCTATGTAGAGAGTACATTATTGCAAAGAATGAACTAGGTATTCTATGAGTTTCAAAGTATATTATTGTCCTCAGGACTTTTTTGAAGAAAATACTATTAGTGTAGAAGATTCATCTATTCATAAAGAATACACCTATAGTGATTGTCCAGTCTGGAAACATAGAAACAACAGAACATTCATTGGACATTCACCATGTACATTCCGAATGGGTCTTGATGATAATATACTTTGGTATAAAATGGATGATGAAGATTTAGTTGAAATTACTCTAGGAGAAGAAGAATTTTCTGATGATGTAATTTATTATGTTGATAGTGACATTGGTCAGGATCAACCAGTAGTTCAATTAAAATTTCCATGTTCTCATTTCTGGACAGACTTTAATAGTAAGTATGTTTGGTTTGAGATGCTAGATCATCCAGAAACTTCTTTGAATAATAACTTCATTGGCATTGGTGGATGGTGGAACCTTGCAAGTCATCCCAGAACAACATCTCTTGCACTTAAGTTTTGTGATGTTGGAGAAGATATCTACATTGAAAAGGGAGATCCCATCTATAGAATTAGATTCTATAGTGAAAATATGAACGATAGGTTCACCCTTACAAAAAAAGAAGTATCGGAAGAACTTCTAGATTCTTTTGAAGAGAGAAGAGATACTCTCGTTAAAGATCCTAAGTTTATGAACACAATTTTATTTGATAAAGATGCCAGAGCAAAATGCCCTTTCCACAATGTTTAATCACATTGATATAGACCTACCAGAACTTAGCAGAGAAACTATTGATGGAGTTCGTTACTATACTGTTCCAACCCATGAAGGTCCACTCAAGTTAGTATCCGTCACATCAATTACTAGTCACTTCAATCGTGAGACTTTTGCGAAGTGGAGGAAGAGAGTTGGTGAGGACGAGGCAAACAAGATTACTAAGAAGGCTACAAGTCGTGGTACTGACATGCATACCCTTGTAGAAAACTTTCTTCGTAATCAAGAGATGCCATCTGGTTCTGTTCAACCATTGTCAGAGTTTCTATACTTACTTGCGAAAGACGACCTTAAGAGGATAAATAATATTTACGCTCTTGAAAGGTCCCTATATAGTCAGTACCTAGGTATTGCAGGAACCGTCGATTGTATTGCAGAGTTTGACGGTGAGCTTTCGATCATAGACTTCAAGACATCCAAGAAACCCAAACCCAGAGAGTGGATCGAAAACTATTTCGTGCAGTGTTGTGCGTATGCTTGTATGCTTCACGAATTGACTGGTCTATCAGTCAAGAAGTTCGTAATTATTATGTCTTGTGAGAACGGTGAAGTAGAAGTATATGAAGAGTACAATAAAGAAAAATATATTCGTCTATTAACTAAGTACATCAAAAAGTTTGTCGAAGATAAACTTGCTTGACCTTTAGTATACTTAATGTTATAATATACACATGAACTGATTTTATTATATGTTATCGATCTTTTCCGATGTTATGCCTAAGAAAGAAAACGAAGAGTTAGAAAAGGAACTAGAAAGTAAATTTTATTCACAGGCAAAAGTATCACAGGATATTGAAGAAATCTATACCAAGAATTCTGATATGAATTACATTGATAGTGTAATGCATTTCTGTGAACTTAATAAGATAGATGTTGAATCTATTCCCAAACTAATCTCGAAACCGTTAAAAGAAAAAATTAAATACGAAGCAATGGAACTTAACTTCTTAAAGAGAAGTAGTAGAGCTAAACTCTCAATTTGAAAATCGACTTTTAATTCCATTTTAGGTCGAAAAAAAATCCCCAAAATTTTTTCACGCGAAGGGTTTTTCAAAAATATTATGTTGAAGATGACTCCATTTGATTGCTATAAAACTTATCTTGGTTTGAAGAATCATTTTACAAAAGATTCTTATGACTATCATAAGTATTGTGGTAAAACCCGTGCCTCTCTTCAATCTTTCTACAAGAGGAAAGATCGGTACTGGTTTGAGAAAATTTCTAGACAGAAGAGTGATGATGAAGTTAGGGACTTTTTTGTCTCTAACTTTATTTCATGTGATGATCCACAGACTTTGTGGATTGGTGAAATCATCCGTTCTGGTCAGATGAATTATACTAAGTGGCAGAAGAGGAATCAATCCTTGTCGTATATTTTCAAGGAGGAAGTACAAAGTCTCGTTGAAAACCAAGACTTTGATGCATTGTTTTCTGTGAAGAATGGTCATCCAATCATTCTAAAAAAGCATTTATGTGGTGATATTTCGATTGAATCACTAGTAATATTGGAAAAGATCTTAGGGTATAAGAAGCACTTTGATAAGTCTTTGAAAGATCCAGTGTGGGAATTGACTAGTTTACGAATTAAAAAGTATATTCCCTTTCTAAATATCGATGTCTTTAAATACAAAAAAATCTTAAAGGAGATAGTGTTATGAGTTTCTTCGACTCAGAACTTGTACAAACTGAGATGAGAGAAATCTCAAAGTTGCAAGAAAAAGTATATTCAAATGTTTTTGCCTTTCCAAGTCTGGATAGAGAAGGTAAACTTAGACATATTAATGATCTTGAGACACTTATGGAGAAGCAAAAAATTCTCTATATGAGACTCGCATTATCAGATGATGCTGATGCTGCAAATATGAAGATGAGAATTCAAGACTCTGCAATCATGATGGGTCTGCCAGAAAACGTTGACATGAACGCACTCTTTGCTAACATGACCAAGTTGGTTGGCAATCTCAAAGAGCAATTGATCAAGGAAATCGATTGACACTAAATAGAATGCCTGCTATAATTGCAGAGCACACAAGCCACAATACAAACAAACCGAGGTAATCCGAATGTCCTTTTCAAATCTAAAGAAGCAGTCTTCACTTGGAAATCTTACTGCCAAGTTGGTGAAAGAAGTAGAGAAACTCAACACCAACAGTAACTCCGATGACCGACTGTGGAAGCCAGAACTTGATAAGTCTGGCAATGGTTATGCTGTCATTCGTTTCCTTCCTGCACCTGATGGTGAAGAACTCCCTTGGGCAAAGATGTACTCACATGCTTTCCAAGGTCTTGGTGGTTGGTACATCGAGAACTCTCTCACTACTATCGGTCAGAAGGATCCTGTCTCCGAGTACAATCGTGAACTCTGGAACAGTGGTAACGAAGCAGACAAGGAAACTGTTCGTAAGCAGAAACGCAAACTGTCCTACTATGCCAACATCTATGTTGTCAAGGACTCTGCAAATCCTTCCAACGAAGGTCAAGTCTTCCTGTACAAGTTTGGTAAGAAGATCTTTGATAAGATCATGGAAGCAATGCAACCTGAGTTTGAGGATGAGACTCCCATCAATCCCTTTGACTTCTGGCAGGGTGCTAACT